TTTCATGAGTCGAAGAGCGGCACCAGAAATAGCCAGCGCAAAAGCCATGAAGAGTTTGGTTCTTTTGCTGAGAAGGAAAGAGATAGCGGGTACTTCAAAGAAGGCGACTCCGGTTCTGCCGCTCGCTTCTTCTACTGCGCCAAGACCAATAGCACCGACCGCAATGAAGGCTGCGAGAGTCTGCCAGACAAAGTATGGAAAGGTGAGAACACCTGCATCCCCGAGCGCGATAACCGCCCGTTCAACCCCTCCAAGAATGACCACCCCACAGTGAAGCCAACTGCGCTCATGCGCTACCTCTGCCGACTGATCACACCCCCAGGAGGCACAGTGCTCGACCCCTGGATGGGCAGTGGCAGCACCGGCAAGGCGTGCGGGGCAGAGGGGTTCAGTTTCATCGGCATCGACTCAGACACAGAGCACGGCTATTTCAGCATCGCCGAAGCCCGTGTGTCAGCCGCCTTCAATAAATACCAACCCGAAGAGTGGATCTAAAATGCCTCAAAACATGACCATCTGGGCGCGCAACGCCCGATTCAACCTACTCTTCCTCCTCGGTGGCTGTTGCTCTCACTGCTCCTCCACCCGCGAGCTGGAGTTTGACTGCATCATTCCTCAAGGGCACGTCCACCACACTCTCGGCACCGCGAAGCGCATGGTCTTCTACCGCAAGCAACACGCAGTCGGAAACCTGCAAATCCTGTGCCGACCCTGCCACAAGAAGAAATCCGTTTTGGATGTTGCATACCTCAACCAGTTAGAAGAAACTCAACCATTCTGAATTATGAACACAGACCCCGCTCCACGGCCTCCAAAAGGATATAAACTGATCATTGACCGAGACAGCACCGTGATGGATCTTATTAAAGGTGACGCCATATTTGACCATGGCGTCCCTGACCATGGGTGGATTCTGATCACCGAGAACGAGCGCCTTCACCCGAAGAGCCCGATAAGCGTGGCCGTGCTACAGGAGGTGAAGTCAACTGACTTCCCGACACCGCCCGATGGATACGAACTGCTCCCAGAAAAGCACCTTGGCTCGAAGAATTATTTCCTCCCAGCCGAATCAATAAAGTGGGACTCTGGGAAGCAGCAGTGGGGGATCACAACGGACTTTTGCCCTAGCATGGGGAACCTGTATGCTGTTCCGAAATACCTGCCCCCAGAAGACCCAAAAGGGGAGGCAGGAAAGACGAAAGCTCAACTCCAACTCATTCCACCTGTGTTTAACTCCCAGGTGGCGAAGGCTCTCGCTTGCGGAGCAGCGAAGTACGGCCCTTGGAACTGGAGAGAACACAAGGTAGAGATGATGACCTATCTCGGAGCCATGAAGAGGCACATTGACCAAGTTATTGAAAGAGAGGACATCGACTCAGAGAGCCAAGCGCACCACCTTGGCCATGTGGCGGCGGGCTGTGCTATCGTCTTGGACGCTATGCAGCATGGCACGTTGATTGACAATCGGCCTAGAGCAATACGCGACTGATGGCAATCACACTCCCAACCACCAAGAAGGACATCAACAAGCTCTACCGCATCAAGTACGGGCTAAAATGGAACCCCATGTGTGCGTCAAACGGGCAGCCCGTCGCACAACGTCCTGACGTGTTCATAGAACAAGAATGCTTACGCTTCTACGACATCCTCAAGAAGCAACCGGATAACTTGTTGTTGTCTTGGGAGGAGCATTTTGAGCGTTTTGTCACGTTAATATGGGGTGGGCCTACCTGTACCTACAAATTCCAGTGGAACCCTTACGCGAAGCGAATGCTCAAAGAAGTTCGGAACCATCGCTTCCTTGGTGTCTCTGGGCACGCCAGCTCGGGTAAGAGTCAAATGGGGGCTATATGGGCGCTTGCCAACTTCCTTATCTCTCCAGAAGACACCCGAGTACTTGTTACCTCGACATCACTTCTCGAATCGAGACTCCGAATTTGGGGCGTCATAACTCGTTACTGGGGTGAGGCAGAAAAATACTTCGCTGGAGTGGCTGCTTCGTTGAACGCTCCACCGTCCATGCCGGGGAAGCTCGTTGACTCCTCTGGAAAAATCACGGGGTTCCTCAATGGCAAGGCTAACGATCTTGTTGGTATAACACTTATAGCTGGGGGCAAAGGCAACGATGGAGATGCTTCGACAAAGATCGGTTTCAAATCTCAAGGCAAACTGATTCTTGTGGCAGACGAGCTTCCGCTGCTCACTCACGCGCTCTACGAGGCCACGGCTAACTTACTATCTGTTGACGGCTTTAGTCTATTGGCGACGGGAAACTTCACGTCTGCTTTTGATCCTTTCGGGAAATTTGTCGAACCCGAAGACGGCTGGAGCAGCATCACCGAGGACATGTACGAGTGGCCCACTAAAATCGGGGGCTACTGCATAAGGTTCGACGGCGAACAATCACCCAACGTCCTTGCCAAGAAGGAAATCTATCCTGGCTTGCTCACCGAGAAAGGCTTGCAAGAGATCCGCGAACGTAACGGTGAAAAGTCGCCCGCGTTCTATCGAATGATCAAATCATTCCCCTGCCCCACAGGACAGGAGCAGATGATCTACAGCGAGCCAGAATTAATTGGGAACTTTGCGGACCACACCGACGTTCCATGGCTCAAACGTCCAACACCCCTGGCGTTCCTCGACCCGTCATTCTCGACAGGAGGAGATGCTGCCGCCGCCACCTTCGCCCTGTTGGGTGATGCACAGATTGCAGGAAAGACCATCACCATCCTCAAGAAGGTCGCCACCATGGACCTGATGATGAAGGTGAACGCACGGGCGAAAGACTACGACCGCAACGAGCAGCTCGCGGACTTGTTCATCGAGGAGTGTGACACCCGTGGAGTCGCCATCGAGGACCGGGGCATCGACGCCACGGGCAGCGGCGATTCGTTCGCCACCATCCTCGCTACCAAGATGGGGAAAGGCTTCCAGATGGTGCAGTTTGGTGGAGCCGCCTCTGACCGTGCTGTGAGCCTGACTGATCCACGCCCCGGCAAGGAGAGGTTCACCAACAAGGTCTCCGAGCTTTGGTATGTCGGGAAAGAGTATGTCCTCGCTGGACAGATTCGCGGCCTTGATCCAGAGACCATCCTCCAGTTGATCAATCGCTCGTTCAAGAACATCGGCAACCGGGTGCAGGTGGAGCCCAAGGAGAAGATGAAGGAGCGCACAGGCGGACGTAGCCCTGACAGAGCCGACTCATGGGTGGGCGTGTTAGAAGTGGCTAGACGACGCTACAAGTTCATGTCGGGCGTTCGTGCTGCTGCTCGTCCTGTGAAGGCGGAGACCACTGACGACTGGTTCGACACACCCAAGGAGCAGAAGGGTCAGAAGTTCCGTGACTTCTTCAGCACGGACGTTGGGTTCCACAATCAAGGAAATTTCGCCTGGGGTGAAGACTTTCATTGACGGAGGCTGTTTGCTGTTCTATTTTTAGAAACCTTATGACACTTATCCTTGATGAAGTTGATCTTTGCCGATCACAAGCCGACCAAGAAGCGTTGGCACAGGCTGTCGAAAACATCCGTGAGCAAGCGGACAGCAACGAGGGTGTTCGCGCTATCCTCGGACCCATTTTCAGCAACCCTACACGTCCATGACGCAAAGAGAAGCCGAACAACAACTGGACCTTCAAGAGGTGCCAAAAGATAGGGATTTTCGGTTTATGCCGGGAGATCTTATTTTGACAAACACCCTAGAGTTAGTGTTTGTAAGGGAACTTAGCGAAAGTGGAGACGGTTCCTTTTCGGTATCCAGAAGGTTTTTTGGAAACCCCCACGCAGGAAAATCGGCGTGGTGGGACAATGACGAGGTAATACGGTGGAAACCTTCTGCCTTGAGACAACTACTAGACGCTAAACCATGACCCCCAACCCCTTCCTCGATCAAATCCGCCGACGCATCGCCGTGACAGGCGGATGGTCACGCCTCACCTTGTTTCCACGCGCCAAGGTGCCCATCCAGAAAGCCAAGCACGTCTTTCTGCTCGAACGTGACGCCAGACGTTTTGTCGTCGTGGCGAGCAATCTTTCTGAAGCTGACAACCGACTGACTGCAACCCTAGACTAATACACTTATGAACGAAAGCCCATTCCTAAAAGCATCCATCGAGCAAGCCCTCAACGATCTCTCTGAAGTCGTTTACAAAAACGCAGAGGAGAAAGGCTTCCACAGTGAAGACAAAGATCGCTCCGACGTAGAGAACTACGCCATCTGGACAGCCAACCTCCACGGTGAGGCGTCGGAGCTTTGGGAAGCTGCTCGAAAAGGGCAACTTCTCGCGCCATGCGACAAAGACTGTGATCTCACCTGCGAGGAGGAAGAGCTTGCGGACATTATCATCCGCGCTCTCGATACCGCCTGCGCTCGCGGCATCAACATC